GATCGATGGCGCTGTCGCGCTCCCGGTCCTTGATCCCGAGCGCCATCGCGAGCGCGACAGCGCCATCGATCCGGAACCGGGTCTTGGTCTTGTCGAGCTTGCGCCCGCCGGCCGGGTCGGTAACCGCGACCGCGTTCCCGACGCACCACGTCAGGACCGGGTTCCCGTCATGGACAAGCTCGCCGTGCAGCAGCGCCGTCTCTAGCGCATCGACCGCCGGGCTCATGTCCTTGAAGCCCTGGCCCCACGGCACGAGCCGGAGTCCCGACCCGCCGTCGTCGCCGTCCTTGAAGGCTTCAAGCCCGATCGCATCGAACTCCCGGAGCAGGTTCGCCATGCCCCAGCGGTCGTATGCGAGCCCGACCACATCGAAGTCCTCGGCAATCTCGCCGATCCGGTTCGCGACCGCTCGCGGGTGGACCGATCGCCCGGCGGTCGCCTCGATCCAGCCATCGCCGGCCCACTGCCGGTAAGGCACCCGATCCCGCCGCTCGTGGTCCTCAAGGTAGTCGGCGGGCTTCCAGAACCATGCCCGGGTCCGGCTCCGGTCCTCGGCCGAGACGCCGACCAGGGCGCAGAGATCAACCTTGGCCGAGAGGTCGAGCGCGAGATAGACCCGCTCGCCCGTCTCCCAGGCCGGCGAGCCCTTGCAGGCCATCCAGTCTTTCCGGGCGACCAGCGTCGCCATCGGCGAAACCCGCTGGTTCAGATAGAGATTGCGGACCTTCGGCTCCTCGCCCGGAAGCCGGACCGCCTTGGCCATCAGGATCGCCAAGTCCTCGCGCGACCGGAAGTCGCCGAGCGCCGGGTTCGCGGCTTCCCAGCCGGCGACATCCATCAGCTCGCAATCGTCCGGCGCGGCGTAGAGGTGGCAGACCGTCGTCGGGTCCTCGCCGGAGAGCCCGTCATCGATCAGCTTCGACAGGATGTGCTCCGGATCGTTGGACTGCGTCGAGATCGTCAGGAACAGCGGTTCCGTCCGCGCCCCCATCGACGTGTCGAGCACGTCATAGAGGTCCCGCGACCGGGCCTGGGCTAGCTCGTCATAGATCACCACGGTCGGGTTCAGGCCGTGCTTGGTCCCGCTCTCCGACGACAGGGCCCGGTAAACGCTCCCGTTGTGCCAGCAGACGATTGTTTTCGTGGACGAAACGACCGTGATCAGGGCGGCTAGCTCCGGCTCCGCCATGACGATCTGGCGGCAGACCTTGAACACCACCGCCGCCTGCTCGCGATCGTTCGCGGCCGAGTAGATTTCCCCGTTCTGGACCGCCTCGGGCCCGACCAGATGGGCGAGCGCCAAGCAGGCGATCAGCGTCGTCTTGCCGTTCTTGCGGGCGATGCTCAGGATCGCCCGGCGGACGGTCCGCCGGCCTGCCTTGTTGGTCGGGCCGTAGACATCCCGGATGAAGCGCTTCTGCCACTCCCGGAGCTTGACCGGAGCGCCTTCGCCTTCGCCGCTCGGGAGCGTCAGGGCCTCGCAGAAGCGGATGACCGCCTCGGCCCGGTCGGTTACTTCACCACCTGGAGCCGCCGCCCGCCGATCAACCCGGCGAACTTGCTTTCCCCCGGATCGTCCCCGACCGCGAGCCGGGCCCGGGACGCCGGGCTCATCCCGAGCCGATCGCCGGCCCGGAGGATGATCTGCGCCTGCTGAGAGATCACCCCGAGCAGCGGATGCGGGACCTGCTGACCCATCGACCCCTTGGCCACCATGCCTTCCCGGGCGACCTGGGCGAGCCCGTGGCGGTAAAGAACCCATGCGGTGCAGTAAGTCGCGAGCGTCGGGACATCAGCGGAGCTGTAGAAGTTGAGCGGCATCGCGGCTAAGGCGCGGTCCCATTCCTTCGCGGCTTCCCCGGTGATGAACTCGGGCTTGACCGCACGTCCGGTCGGCTGCGGCTCCTCCGTGTTGAGATCACGTCGCCCGGGGTTGCCTTCCAGGGCCTTGACTCGCGTCGGCTTCGGGACCGGGGCCATCGTCTAGCTCTCCAGGGCGTCGCCCGCCGAGTAGACCCACCCGCCGAAGTCGCCGAAACGAAAGATCGGCTCCAGGCCATCGAGTTCCGCCGGGAACAACGGACGCTGGACCCCAGCGAGCGAGAGTTCCTTGCGGATGATCTTGTCAGGGGTCGCGCCGGCTTCGTACTTGGCCGCGAGCGTCAGCCGGAGCGAGATCGCGCCGAGATCGCCGGACCTCGGCGCAAGCTTGTCGAACACCACGAGCGCGCCGCCCGGCTTGAGCGCCGCGATCATCCTGGCGATCAGCGGCCCGCGCTCGGCGACCGGGACAAACATCAGGACCAGGAAGCAGACGATCAGGTCAGCGTCGGCGAACTCGACCCGTTCCGCCCGAGCCCGGGTGACGATCCCCGGCCCGTCATAGATCGCGGCCATCTCGGCTGACGGCTCGACCGGAAAGAACCGGGCCGACCGGGCTTCAAGGATCGGGGCGAGCGCCCGGCCGATGTTCCCGGTCGATGCGCCGATATCGTAGACGGTCCCGCCGTCCGGGATGAAGTGGCGGCCGAGCGCGACGACGATTCCGGTCGCGAGGTCGTACCAGGGGAGCTGCTCGCGGACATGCCGATCGAAAGCCCGGGCGACGGTGTCGTTTTCGAACGTCCATTCGCCAGGAGCGGGAGCCGTAAGCTTCACTTTAGATCCTCGCGAGCACCCCATCCCGGACCGCTCCGGCGACGTGGGCCATCATCACCGGCGGGACCGCGCGGCCGAGCCGCTCCCACTGCTGGGCATAGGTCCCGGTCAGTTCGAAGTCGTCCGGGAAGCCGCAGATGCGCTTCAGCTCGGCAATCGAGAACTTGCGCCGTTCGGTCGGGTGCGTGACCCCGGCGAGCGAGCTTGTCCCGCCCGATGCGGTGATCGTCGGGCTCGGCGCGTCCGCCTGCGGCCTGACAAGCTGGAAATACCGTTCCGACTGCCCACCGGGGTTGAGCTTGTCCCACTCGGCTCCGACCGCGAACCGGCTGATGTCCGTCTCGGGCTCGATGATCGCGGTCATCTCGCTCTGGGTCTTGCGCCGGCCGTGGCTCATGACGGTCGGGGCCGGCTCGCCGCTCGACCGCCCGCCCTTGGCCGTACTGACCCGGAGCCCGGGGAGAACGTCGCGGATCGCGTAGCGGTACGGGAGCGGCTTCGGGAACGCCGGAGCTAGCCCGAGATCGTTCCGGACCCCGACGAACAGCAGCCGTTGCCGGGCCTGCGGGACGCCGAGCCATTGCGCGTCGAGCAGCCGCGTCTCGACCCGGTAGCCGGGGCCCGCCGCCTTGAGCGCCGCGAGGATGTCGAGGAAGTAGCCCTTGGCCGCGCCCTTGATCAGGCCCGAGACGTTCTCGGCGACGAACACCCTCGGCTGAAGCCCGTCGAGAATCCGGGCGAATTCGAAAAACAGGTCATCGGACCGCTGGACGGTGTCGCTGTAGACCTTGGACGCGCCCCAGTAGGCCTGCCGCTTGCCGGCGGTCGAGAACGAGCTGCAAGGCGGCGAGCCGTCGAGCAGGTCGAGCGCGCCGACCGCGAGTCCGGCCTTGGCGAGGATGTCGGCCGGCTCGATCTCCCGGATGTCCCGCCCGTCGAGGACCGTGTAGCTCGCCGCGTTGGCCTGGTAGCTTTGCCGTGCGGCCTCAACGAACTCGTTCGCGTAGATCACCCGGAAGCCGGCGAGCCGGTAGCCGAGCGAGGAGCCGCCGCAGCCCGAGAAGGTCGATGCGACGGTAAAGCCGTTGCCCGGTATCGCGGCGATCTCCGCCATCGACGGGACGCGATAGGGCGGCTTAGGCGGCTGCGTCGGTCGGCGCACTCGACCCGCTCCAGCGGTAGCGACAGCGCGGGCACTGATGCTCGGTCGGGATATCGTCCCCGAAGCCTGGGAAGTCGCCCGGCGGCTCGGGATCGGCGAGCAGCTCCCCGAGCCCCTTCGCGTCGAATCCGAGCAAGTCGAGATTGAAGCCGAGCCCGTCGAGCGCTTCGATCTCGTCACGGAGCAGGCCGTGATCCCAGCCGGCGTTGAGCGGCAGTTGATTGTCGAGGATGACGTAGGCCCGGCGCTGCGCTTCGCTCCAACCCCTGGCGGTCATCACCGGGACCTCGGGCAGACCTAGCTCCGACGCGGCGAGGACCCGCCCATGACCGGCGATTATCCCCCCG